GAAGCCTGCAACAGAATATTTGCACCGGCTGCGACTCCTTGGGACTTTACTGAGGTGAGAGACTTCAAAAAATTAGAAGATCTTTGGATCAGTAGTTCACATGGACTTGAAAACAATCAACAGATATTGGATAAGATATGTTTTTTAGGCAACAATATAAAAAAACACATTGATCTAGATTTTCCAACACACCCTTTGATGGATGAACAGAGCGACTTCTTCAAAAAAGTCTACATTAACACACCAAGGACCATAAGGAAAACCATATGATGTTTGATATAATGTTCATAAGTTATCAAGAATCAAACGCAGATCACAATTGGCAAATGTTAAAGCAGAGATTTGGATTTGCGCAGCGGGTACATGGTGTCAAAGGCATACATGAAGCACACAAACAAGCTGCCAACAGGAGCATCACTAAAATGTTCTGGGTGGTTGATGCAGATGCAGTGATTGAACCTGATTTTGATTTCAAATTTGTGCCTAAACTATATCATCTACAAGCAGTGCACGTGTGGCGCAGCAGGAATCCAGTGAATAATTTAGAATATGGCTATGGAGGAGTAAAATTACTGCCAAAAAGAAAAACCATGCAGATGAATATGGACAGCACAGATATGACCAGCAGTATTTCAGATTGGTTTATTCCTATGCCACAGATATCAAATGTCACAGCCTTCAACACAGATGCTTTCAGTGCATGGAAGTCAGCTTTTAGAGAGTGTGTAAAACTGAGCAGTAAGATTATTGATCGACAGAATGACGTAGAAACAGAAAAAAGATTGCACATATGGTGTAATGAAGGCAAAGAAAAACCTTTTGGTCGACAAACAATACAAGGGGCAGTGTTAGGCAGACAATATGGTGAACAACATAGAGGAAATCCTACTGCTTTGAAAAAAATAAATGACTTTGCATGGCTGCAAGCACAATTTGAAAGCTCAACACATGATTGATACCAACATTCCTTTTGAAGATATCCAAAGTTTTGGACAAAAAACCATGTTGAACAGCAAATTATTTTCTGTGAGTTGGATTCTAGCACGTTTTTGCAATTATGATTGTTCTTACTGTTGGCCTTATGCCAAGAGCAAAACAAAAGATCATAGATCATTGCAGGTTTACACCAACACTGTGGATGAAATAAAGAGACAGGCTAGATCAAATGGATTTTCCAACTTTCATTTCAGTTTTTCAGGTGGTGAACCCACTGCATACAAGGATTTTTTAAAACTGATACAACACTACAGTGATGATAAACAACCTGAATATCAAAGCATACACATGACCACCAATCTCAGTCCATCAGTCAAATGGTGGCAGAGATGGTTGGATACCACAGCTAGACTGAATAGACGCAGTATCACTGCAAGTTTTCATGCGGAATTCGCAGATGAACAATCATTCGGAGATAAAATACTAATGTTGATGTCTCACAATGTGTTTGTCACAATTAATCAAGTCATGGTGCCCACAAGATTTAATGAATATTTTGATAGATGTACTAGATTTCATTCAAGAGGTATCAATGTGACTTTAAAACCTCAAAGTGACCCAACTGCCAGCAGAGTGATAGAAGGATATAGTGCAAAACAAATTGATCAAATGCAGACTGGTTTCCCGCAACAGATCAAAAAGGGCACAGTGATAGAAGATCTATTTCAAATTGAGTTGAAAGACAGCAAAGGCAATGTGTATTTTATGGATCAAGCAGAAAGATTCAATGCTTTTGGTTTCAACAAATTCAAAGGTTGGTATTGTAATGCAGGTTATCAAAGCTGTATTATTCGTGAACCAGGAGGTGAAGTGAAAAGAAGTTACAGTTGTCATGATGAACCTTTAGGCAACATAGAACAAGGGTTCAAGTTGTTTGATAAACCAAATATCTGTTTAACTCCCAGCTGTGTGAGTTCAGCAGATTCTAAAATCCCCAAGGTCAAACATGTATAAACTGTCCGACATAAGAGAAATTCATTTGGAAAACACCAGCAAGTGTCAAGCACGCTGTCCTATGTGCCCAAGGCGCATAAATGGTGGCCCAATAAATCCTTTTATCAAACTGGAGGAAATAGATTTAGAATTATTTAAAAAATGGTTCCCAAAAGATTTTATTCAACAGTTGCACAGTCTTTTTATGTGTGGTAATCTTGGAGATCCTGTGGTGGCAAGAGACACATTGGAAATTTATGAATATCTTCGCAGCACCAATTCAGCAATCAGATTGAGCATGCACACAAACGGCAGTGCTCGAGACGCAGAATGGTGGATAAAACTGGCTAAATTGCAGGTGCGTGTGATATTTGGAATCGATGGACTGCAAGACACGCATCAATTGTATAGGGTGGCCACAGATTACAACAAAATAATACAGAATGCACAAGCATTCATCACAGCAGGAGGTCATGCCAGATGGCACATGCTGGTATTTGCACACAATGAACATCAAATCAACACTGCCAAACAAATCAGCATAGACATGGGTTTCAAAGAATTCACAGTGAAACACACAAGTAGATTCAAAAAAGATTTTCATCAAGTGATAGATGAACAGGGAAGACCAACTCATAAACTGTATGCCAGCAGCATCAGCAGAGACATGATACCACTGATTGAATCATCACAAAAAGAAGAAAATCCTATAATTGTGTGCAAAGCACAGAAATACAAACAATTGTATGTGAGTTCATGTGGCAATGTGTCTCCTTGTTGTTGGCTAGACATGGAATGGATACCACCTATGCAGGAGAGCAGAATAGATTACATTGACAAGATTGGACAATTTCCCAATCTGCACAGACAAACTCTGCAAGAAATATTTGACAGTGCTTATTTTGAAAAAATTGAATCCAAATGGTCCACCACAGGGCTGCAAGAATGCAGCAAGCAGTGTGGTTCATTTGACAAACTGGGGGTGCAATTTGTTAAAAATTAAAATAGACGACATTTTGTTCTGGATGGATGCTATCAGGCAATCCGATGACAAATATCGCACATTGGAAAGTTTTTGGAAAGGTCAAATCAACAGCAAGGTTTGGTTGATTGAGCATTTGAGTAAACTGACCAGGCCATTTGATCAGAAAGTTCTCATATGTGGTGGTTGGTATGGTGTGTTGGCCACACTGATGTTCAACAGCAATTTGTTTGTGAAAGAAATAACCAGCATGGACAAAGACAAAAAGTGTGAAGTTGTGGCAAGAAACATGAATAAACAATATGAAATAGCTGGTAGATTCTTTGCGATTACTCAAGATATGACCAAATATAAAAATTATAACAAATTTGATCTAATTATTAACACTGCTTGTGAACACATCACCCAGTTAGAATATGATACATGGCTGCAACTTGTGCCACATAGTGCAACTTTGGCCATTCAAAGCAACAATTTTGAGATAGCGGAGCATGTCAACATCAAACAATCTCTCAATGACTTTGTTGACAGTAGCGGTATAACTCCACTGTTGGAACCTGTGGAACTACAAACCGAAAAATACAAACGTTTTATGATCATAGGTAAAAAAAATGAAAAATAATAACAGTTGTACATTTTGCATGCATCCTTTCACAGGGTTGGCCACCAGAGAAGATGGAGCTATTAAGATATGCTGCCGCAGTTTGCCCATAGCAAACATACAGCAACAAACTTTGGAACAGGCATGGAACAGTGACAAAATGAAAGAGATACGCAAACAGGTCTTGAACAATGAAAAACCTGATGTGTGCCAGCCTTGTTTTGATTTAGAAGCACAAGGAGTGCAGAGTTTACGACAGCGGCACATCAGCGACAGTTCACCTGAGGCAAGAATAAATCTATATCCCAATGCATTAGATACTCTGCGTGAAGATTACAGTATGCCTTTTGAACTGCCTACCATAGAGATAAAAATCAATAATCTATGCAATCTTAGATGTAGAATGTGTAATCCATTAGACAGCACATCATGGAAAGACTGGAAACACATTGTGCATCACTACAAAGCAGAAGGCAATTATCTTGTGGATGCTGTGGAAAAACTAGGACTCACAGAGGCTCCATATGTGGATTTATTTTCCAGCAAAGCAGAATTTTGGGAAAATCTTGAAAAATTGCTGCCACATTTTCGACGTGTGGAATTCGCAGGCGGTGAACCACTTATGGATCCAACACACTATAAAATACTGGACATGTTGAGCAGATATGGCCAGAATATCGAAATAAAATATGCCACCAACGGCACAGTGCTGGGTATCAAAGGCAGCAGAACCGTGCATGAATATTGGCCGAAATTCAAAAGCGTTGCAGTGAACGTGAGCATAGATGGTCTTAACGAAGTGTATGAATATGTGCGAGGCAACGGAAAATTCCAGGACGTGATTGAAAACATCAAAATAATGAAACAGATACCCAAAGTCACACGCATAGTGGGAGCATTCACAGTGCAGGTCAACAACATCATGCAGATTGATCAAGTGATTGATTATTTTTTAGACAAATTGGGCATTGTGTTCTACAGTCACAGAGTGAATTATCCTAAAGTGCTCAGTGCACAGGTCATACATCCACAATTGAAAAGAAGAGTAATACGCAAACTGGAATTAATGAAAACTAAAATTAAAAATTATCAAATTGTGCAACAACATCCTGTGCTGGAAAAAATTACTTTGCAACAGATACAGGACAATATTA